GCAAGAAGGACGGCGGCCGCATCATCAAGTCTGTCTCCAAGCTCTACGAGATCTCCATCGTGAACTTCCCGGCGGACGGCGACGCTCGCGTCTCCGAAATCCGCTCCGAAGAGATCGACGAACTTCAAACCATTCGTGACTTTGAAAACTTCCTGCGGGAGGCAGGCGGGTTCTCTAAGTCGACCGCGACGTCCATCGTCGCAAAAGCCAAGAAGCTTTTCGCTTCTCAGAGGGAGTCTGAGGAAGAGGAAAAGATGGCAACTCAACTGCTCGAGCGAGTCAAGAAGCTTGAGCTTTCTCTCTCCTAAATGAAAGGTGAAACTATGGCTGATGAAATCAAGCAAGTGATGGAAGCCCTCGACCGTGTCGAAGGCAAGATGGACGAGACCAGCAAGTCGAACGCTGCTGAGCTGAAGCGCCTCGGTGAAGAGCAGACGAAGCTTTCTCGTCAGCTGATGGAACTTCAGCAGAAGGGTGTGGCTGCCAAGCAGGAAGCCGAAGTTAAGACGGCTGGCGACAACGTCGTCGATGCCGACGGCTTCAAGGCCTTCCGCGACGGCTCTGCCCAGAAGGCTCGTGTCGAACTCGTTGAAACGTTTGACAAGAAGGAAGCGGTCACTCCGATCACGACGCCGACCGGTGGCATCGTTCAGGCGTACCGTCGTCCGGGCATCCTCGCTGGTGCTTTCCGTCCGCTCACGATTGAAGGTCTCTTCCCGACGCTCCCGATTACCACGAACGCTTTTGAATACGTCCAGGAAAAGGAAGCCGAGAACGTCAACGGCGCGGCATTCGTTGCTGAAGGCGCTCAGAAGCCGTTTGGTTCTACCGCCGTCGAGACCAAGACGGGCACGATCAAGACGATCGCTCACCTTGCTCGCGTGTCCAAGCAGCTGATGGCCGATGCTCCGGCCCTTGTCGCTTATATCAATCAGCGTCTCGTCTACGGCATCGACCTCGTCGTCGAAGATCAGCTCGTCACCGGCAACGGCACGGGCCAGAATCTCTCCGGCATCCTTACCGCCGGCAACTTCACCGATCACGGCATCACGGAGCTTGCTCAGCTTCCGAAGAACCCGACGTCCTTTGACCTCATCCTTATGGCCAAGTCCAAGGTCGAACAGGCTTTCTTCCGTCCGAACGTGATTCTTCTGAATCCAGCTGACTGGACGAACATGCAGATGGAAAAGAATGCCAGCGGCGACTACTACCTTGGTCATCCGGCTTCCGTCGCTCCGAAGTACCTTTGGGGCCTTCCGGTCTGGACGACGCCTGCTATCACGGCTGGCAAGTTCCTCGTCGGCGACTTCACGCAGGCCGCTACCCTATGGAACCGTCAGGGCATGACCGTCGAACTCTTCGAGCAGGATTCCGACAACGTCCAGAAGAACCTTGTCACGATCCGCGCCGAACGTCGTCTCGGCTTCGGCGTCGAACGTACCAAGGCCCTCGTCGGCGGCTCTCTCACGCTCCCGACGGCCTAAGTAAGGAGGCGTCATGATTGACACGTCTACGGCGAAGTCAGCTGTGACGCTCGAGGACGCAAAGCTTCATCTCCGCGTCGATCACTCCGCTGACGATGCGCTGATCGAGGCTTTGTGTCTCTCCGCTACCCAGATGGCTGAGCACGAGCTACAGCGCGGCTTGATCTCGCGAGAAGGGACGGTCGGTTATGGCGCTGAACCTTCCGACGTTCCCGCCGCGATCAGGCAATGGATTCTGATTCAGGTCGCTCATTACTACGAGCATCGTGAAGCCACGGTTGAAGGTGCCGTAACGACTTTGCCGAAACTTCATGCATTGCTTGATCCTTTTAGGACTTGGAAATGAAGCGGCCAGAGATTGGAAAGATGAATAGGCGCGTCACGATCTCTGTCGTCTCTCACGTTCCCGACGCTTCCGCCGGCTTCACTGCTCAGGTGGAAAAGAAGGTAACGGTTTGGGGACAACTCGAGGTTGTCGGAGCGGGCATCTACTTCGGTACGAAGCAGGTCGAAAGCACTGTGACGCATCGCGTGACGGTGCGACGAATTGCAGGCAAGACACGGCCGCAGGATCTGATGACCGCCAGCACACTGACGATTGATGGGGTTTCATACCTCATCAGGCGCGTGGCTGATCTTGGCGGAGTCGACCGCTTCACCGTGATCGATTGCGAAGAAAAGGGGGTATCTGATCATGCTGGTCTGCGTATCGGTGGATCCTGGCTTTAAGCGCGTAGATTACGACAAGTCTTCTGTCAGAAAGTCCTTGAGAGCTTCTGCAAGCGGATTAATCAAACTTACTCGAAAGATGATTTCGAGAAAAGCTGTCTCAAAACCTGGCGAATTTCCCGGGATGAAGACTGGACGAATGAAAGCGGCTGTTACTTCGAAGGTTTCAAAGTCGGGGTACTCAGTCGCGGTCTTTCCAGGTATGGGAAAAAAGAAAAAGGCTTTGCCTATTTACTATCCTGCGTTCGTCATTTATGGGCATCGTGCTCCGCACTCTGAAACTACTCAGGAAGCAAGGTCGCACAAAGCTCGGTCTGGCAAGAAGGTTGCCGCGCCTCGCAAAAACTTCGTTGTTGATGCGGCGAAAAAGTACGAAAAGACATTTCAGTCTGAGATGTTTGACGCTCTTGGAGAATCAATCAAATGAATCTGACTCCAATCATCAATGCACTTCGCAAACGATGCCCGACTTTCGAGCGTCGGTTCGCGGGCGCGGCAGAGTGGGCGGGTCTGACGATAGAGCACGCACCGGCTATGCCTGCTGCCTACGTCGTGCCGCTTCGTGAAGATGCCTCAGAGAACGAAAGCCAGAACTGCTACTACCAAACGATCACAAATACTTTTGGCGTGATCGTGTTGGTGAGCAATGCGGCTGACGTTCGCGGTCAAGGCGCGACTGCGACGCTTGATTCCCTCAAGCCTGAGTTGTTCCGCGCATTGCTCTCGTGGCATCAGGAGCCGAAGGACGAGTATTCGGAAATTGTCTATGAGGGCGGTTCGCTTCTCTATATGGATGACGCGAGACTCGCCTATCAGCTTGAGTTCTCTTTTGAGACGTATCTCGATTTGTCGGACACGTATCAGCAGGTAGAACTTGACGGCCTTCCGGAGTTTGAAGGCATGGACGTCGACGTCGATCAAATTGAACCCTCCGCGACAGGAAAGCCGGACGGCAAACCTGAAGCACACTTAAAGGTGGAATTCAAATGAGCGTGAGTTTTAACACGATTCCGAGCGGCATTCGAGTGCCGCTTTTTTATGCGGAGATGGACAACTCTGCGGCCGCAACGCCGACGAGTCAGACCGCCTCCCTTCTCATCGGCCAGATGCTGGAAGGCGGGAAGGCCGAGGCCGGCAAGCCCGTCTACGTTTCGACTGCGGCAATGGCCAAGGAGCTCTTCGGTCGCGGTTCCATGATCACCCGCATGGTCGAAGCCTATCGAAGCGTCGACAGCTTTGGCCAACTTGTGGTGATCCCCGTGGCCGATGCCTCCGGCACGGCTGCGACCGGCAAGGTAACCTGCTCCGGCACAGCCGCCGAGGCAGGGACGATTTCCCTCTACATCGGGTCCGACCGCGTGCAGGTGGCCGTCTCCAACAAGATGACGGCCGAGAATGCGGCCAAGGCCATTGCCGACGCTGTCACTCTCAACAAAGACCTTCCGGTTACGGCTCAGGCATCTGCAAGCTCGGTCACGCTGACGGCCAAGAACAAGGGGACCTGCGGCAATGACATCGTCCTTGCCGTGAATCTGCG